GGAGTGGCAGGTCACCCGGGACAACACCAACAAAGCTGATGAGGCCACCGTGGCGGTCTATAATCTATCGCCAATCCTCACGGGTGCGATTTTTCAGGCTTGGCAGGCGTTGAGCGCGGCCTCCGGATATCTCGTCACCCTCTCAATTGGGTGGGACGGTGTTCCGCAAAAACTGATGAGGGGGGACGTTTGGGATTTTGTCCCGGCCCGGAGGACCCCCACGGACTCCGTGGCGGTTTTTAAAATCGGAGACGGGAACAAATCCCTCCGGGATCAAGTGGTTGGGAAAAGCTTTAAGGGGGCCAAGATCTCCATCGTGTTGGAGTATCTCGTGAGCATACCGTCCACGGCCCCGGATATTGGTGGAGGTGGGCTTGGTCTCATCTATCCCCCGGAGTCCAAGGCGCTTGTGGCCAAGGCTAGCGCGGAACTCCCCGTTCAAACATGGGGAAACATTCCAGCGGGCGCCAATACCCGGGAGGCTATTAACCTCATCATGGACACCTTGGGATTGGAGTGGCGCGTCCACAATGGGGAATTTGTAGTGTTACGCGCGGGGGTTATCAATAAACCCGGACCCCTCATCCGTCCGGGGACGGGACTGATCTCCTACGAAAAACGCAACGATGGGGGGATCATTTTTTCCGCGCTGGCCAATCCGGAGGTGGAGCCGGGGATCCAAGTTTTCGTCCAAGATGATTTTGGAAAGCCTTTTGGGGAGCCGGTCTATAGGGTGGAGCGTGTCACCTTTGCCGGCTCCACCGCGGGGGATAGTTTGATGGACGTGCAAGCCGCAAAGGTGGTCACGCTCTAATGGGTAACCGCGAAAACCGGACCGGGGTTTTTGAGCTTGGACAAAATCCGGAGCTTGCGGACCTTTTCCGTGTGGCTCTCCGTGGCCTCTCCCTCTCCCTCCGGACCCACACAGTGGGGACGGTGGTGGCATATAATCCAGCCACCCAACGCGCCACGGTCCGCGTAGACGTTTTACAGGTTATCAAAAATCTAGCGATCCCCCCCTCCGCGGTGGATCCCAACCCCACCTCCACGCAAGCTCCGGTGATCCTCACAAATATCCCCGTGGCTTGGTCCCGGTCCGGTGGCGGTTATCTCACTTTTCCCCTCAACCCCGGGGACACGGGGGAATTGCACGTCCAAGACCGGACCCTCCAACAATGGACGGCGCTTGGACAAGCCACGGACCCCGTGGGGGCTTTCACTCACTCCCTAGCGGACTCCATATTCCATCCCAATGTCCACGCGGACACGGACCCAATAGTCCCACCCACGGACCTCACGGCCGCGGTCCTCCACCATGACCTCCTCATCAAGCTGGGGCGCGCGGCCGCGCTGGGTGTGGCACGGTTGACGGACACCACCTCCCCCGGCGCCTCAATGGCTTTGTGGGAATCTCAGGTTACGGCCGCTTTGGTGGCCATCGCGGCCTTTTTCAACGCGGCCCCGGGCCCGATGCTGTCGGCCGGCCCGGGGACGATCCCCGTTTTTCCAACCAACCCACCCACGGACTTGGGGGTCATTTCCTCCGCGTCCGCTAAGACTCTCACGGAGTGACCTATGGATCTCAAATTGACGGATTACGATCTAGACCTCACAAATGGGGAACTTTCTTTTGTGACCGGCCGCGATGCAATCGCGCAAGATGTCCAAATGAATCTCCGGACATGGTTGGGGGAAACGGTCTATGACACCACCGCGGGGGTCCCTTGGCTCCAAGTGATCTTCAAGGGGAAAAATCCCAACCTTGATTCCGTCAAATTCATCCTGGAACAAAATATCCTCCGGAGGCCGGGAGTGGCCGGGGTGGAACTCACCCTTGATTTTGACCGGGACGCGCGCGTCCTCAATGTCTCCGGGACCTTGGAGTCCATTGAGGGTGAAATTGATTTCTCAGAATTGATTGAGGTAACACCATGAGTCTCGCACTAACCCCGGCCGGCCTCTCCACCCAAACCCAAGCGGAGATCGTGGATGGACTAACCGCGAAGATCCGCGCCACCTTTGGGAACAACACCAACACCTCCACCGCATCCATGATGGGTCAATTGGTCAATATCGTGGCGGAGTTCCGCGCGTTTGATCAGCAAATTCTATTAGCGGTCTATCGTGCCTTCGACCCTAACTCCGCGGTAGGCGTGGCCCTAGATCGTTTGGCCGCGCTCACGGGGTCCGTGCGCAAAGGCTCCACCGTCTCCGTGGTGGACGTGGTGCTCTCGTTTGTGGGTCCGGGGATCGTAAACAATGGGGACCTATTCCAAAATGATGACACCTCCACCCAATGGTCGGCCACAGGTGGACCCTACGCGGACACGGGTGGACCCTATCCGGAGGCCGTGGCGGGAGTTTTCGCGGCCGTAGATCCCGGCCCAACGCTAGCCAATGCGGGGACAAATTGGTCTTTGGTCACCGTCAACGCGGCCGTGGGTGGTGTCACCAATCCCGCGGATGATGCGGACCCCGGCCGGCTCCAAGAGACGGACGTGGATTTCCGCATCCGGCGCCAAGTGGAACTCTTTGGGGGGAATGTTGGCGGCCTTGCAGCTATCCGCGCGGTGGTCTCCCGTGTGGAGGGGGTCACCTCTGTCCGCGTCTATCACAATCCCGCCACCCCGGGAGTGGACGCGGACGGGATCCCCTTCAAGGCGGCCAACGTGGTCTTGGAGACTACCCCCTCCCCTCCCCCGCTTTTTTTGCAAGAGGCTATCACGGACTCCATCCTCTCCTCACTTGGCGCGGGTGGTGAGGCTTTTGGGACGGATTTCTCCCTCACGCGTCCGGACTCCGAAGGAGTCCTCCAACCCGTGGCCTTTGATCTCATTTCTGAGGTGGACGTTTTTGTCAAAATCACGGTGGACACCACCGGGACGGAACACCCCGTGTCCGTCAATCTAGCGGCCGTGGTGGCGGAGACAGTCCTAGAAAAGGCCCAATCAGATTTCTCCGGGATTGGTCAAAATCAATTGGGTTTTCAGTATTCCGCGATCGTCTCCGAACTCCAAGAGAGCGGAGAAATTTCCGGGGTGGTGAGCGTGTTGGTGGAACTCTCCCGCGTGGCCTTGGTGGGGCCCTATGCGGACCCTGTGGAAATCGGAATCCGGGAGCGGCCCTCCTTTGAGTCCGTCAACGTGGACGTGGTGGTCCTGCCATGAAATGGGGAGAGCTTTGGAGTCTTTGCTCCCTTTGGGGATTGGGCTCCGGGACCGGGCCAAAGGAATTTTGCGCCTTGGCGGATGAGCGCATCCTCATCCAAATGGACGATGCGGAATCCAACCGCAAATTTCGTGACCTCATTTGCATCTTTGTGGAGGGCCTTGGGCATTTCGCGGACGTGGCCCAAGACGTCTCCCTCGGTTTTGATGTCACCACGGCCACCGGCCAACAATTGGATTTCATTGGGGCCGTGGTGGGCCTCCCGCGCCAAGGATACCCGGACGCGCGCTACCGTGTTTTTTTGGAGATCCAAATTGATCTCATCCTCTCCGCCATCCGAGAGGACTCCAATTGGACCGGGACGCACAATAACATTTTGAAAATTGCGCGGACCTTTGTGGGACCTCTGGCCCCACCCATTACCCTCTCCAATCTCCCCCCCTATTCTTTTTCGTTGGATGTCCCCGGCTTGGTATTGTCGGAACTCCTCATCCTAGTGAATTTTATTTGTGTGGCCCTCTACGCGGGGGTTTTGGGCCAAATCACTTTTGTCTTGGCCGCGGACTCACTTTGGAATTCGGATTCCGTGGTGGTCCCAAGTGGGGGGGATTGGTGCTCCGATTCCGTCCCCGTGGTCCCGTGTGCCACTTGGTCTTTGACCATTCCGATCGGCTCTCAACCTTGCGGATGATTTCTCATGGCAATTAAACCAAGCGCCACTTTCACCCACGCTACAAATCTCAATTTTTCGCTAGGTCCCGCGGTTGGTTTCCCAACCAAGCTCCCGGTCCCGGATATCCCCAATGGGTACGTCCCGGGGACCGGGGTGAGCGCGGAGCAAGTCAATCAACAATTCAACATCCTTGGAGATTGGTCCGGGTGGCTTGCGGCCGGGTCCAATCTCCCCGGCTTGGACGCTCATCTCATTGAGACGGACGCGCTTGGAGTGTCCCGTGTGGCCTCCACCATCCTTGGAGGGACCGCGGGAGGAGACGGGGCTTTGGTGGTTAGCACCAACGCGGGGGCCACCGCTTTCGCTGGTAGTTTCACAAATATCGCGGGAGGCTTTGCAATCACGGCCACCGCGTCCGGAGCACTTGCGGCCGTCCGTGGAACCAACACGGGGACCGGCGCCGGGGTGGAGGGAGTCCATGTTAGCGTGGCCGGTCCGGGAGTCTCCGGGACGGGTAACCTAACGGGCCCGGGAGTCATTGGGACCGGAGGGACGGACGGGAATGGAGTCGAAGGGGACGCCACCGGAAACGGCCACGGGGTTGAGGGTACTTGCCAGATCGGATCTTTTGCTGGGTGTCATGGGGTGGGCTCCGCGGCCAATCCGGGGACCTTTGGCGTGCTAGGTGAGACCACGCAAGGGGACGGGGTGGGGGTGGCCGGCTTCAACCTGCAAGCCGGAGCGGACCCCTCCAATTTCACACACTCCGCGGTCTTGGGAGCGTCCGTGGACGGGACGGGACTTTGGGGCACGTCCACCAATGGGCACGGCGCGTGGATCGCTGGAAACGCCACCCGGTCCGGGCTCCACCTAGACCCCCAAGTGGACCCGGGGACTCCGGTGGATGGTGACCTATACCCAGACTCCGCCACCGGACTCTTGAGCTATAGGCGGGACACGTCCACGCGGAGAGTCCACGAGAGCCTTGGCGGCTTTGTCCACGAGTCCACCACTGGATTGGCGTCCGCAAGAAATGGCGCGGCCTTTGTGGTTGAGCCCGGACACTTTGTGACCTTGGGAGTTCTCAACGGTCCAAAGATTGCGGGGGATGTGGAGCTAACTTTCACCGCGTCTTTTCGAAACGTGGGAGCGGCCCTCAATTCGATAGAAATCCAATTCCAAGATCATACCTCGGGTGGTGTTGTAATCCTCACCACGGAGATCTTCATGGCCCTCACCAATGCGGCCGTGACTACGGGAGGCCGTCCAAACGCGTATGAAAAGACAATCACTTTTCGCGCGAGATATACACTCCCCTCCGCGGGTGCTCGTGTCTTTGATTTGGCAATGGCCACCCACACGGGTGGGCCCACCGGGGTGGAGTGGAGCGCGGGTGTGCTCACGGTGGAGGGGGTTTACTAGTGGTCTCCCTACCTAAAAAGGCCGCAAAGAAAAAGGCCGCAAAGAAAAAGCCGACAAAGAAAGAGGCCGCCAAGAAAAAGCCGACAAAGAAAAAGGCCGCCAAATCCTCCGGGCCACCCAAGAAAAGGGCCACCTACAATGAGGCCTTTAATTTATCCCTCACGGAGGACATTGTGGCGGAGGCTTGCCGCATTGTTGAGGCGGGAAATTATCGCAGGATCGCCGCCAAGCGCTTAGGGATTCCGCTCAACACGTGGAATTCTTGGCTCCAAAAAGGCAAAAAGGAGATGAGGGAATATGCGGCCGGCAAGCGGACTCACGTAACAGTGAAGGCCACACTCGTCCGGGAGCTAGACAAAGCGGAGGCCCGGTGCCATGAACTCCTATTACAAGACGTGGTGGGTTCAGATTCCGTGCAAGCCAAGCAGTGGTTTTTAGAGCGCCGGTACAATAAATTGTATTCCAAAAATCCCAACGCTCACGTGGATGATGAGACGGGGGAGGAGTCCAAGGTGGACGCGTTGGAGATCTTGGCGGAAAAACTCCGGACCCTCTTGGATTCCTAAAAGGCTCTCATGCTCCCGGATATCGTCACGCGCTTTG